AAAGAAGGTTTAGACGCTGTTATTAATGCTGCGGGTGCAGAGTCTAAAGTCGGGAGGGCTTTAATGATAGCAAAGCAGGTACTAGCAGCAAAAGAGCTTATCATGAACGCAAAAAGTCAAATAGCAAAAGCAAATGACACGGTAGTTAAAGCAGGGCTAAATGCTGCTGAGGCTTCTACTGAAGTTGCAAAAGGAGGTGCTAAGGCTGCTGCTGCTGCACCGCCTCCGCTAAACGTACCTTTTATACTTTCCTTTGCAGCTACTGCTGTAGGGATCGTAGCGGCAATGAAATCTGCTGTAAAATCTGCAAAAACTGCTGCCTCTAAAGCGGGAGGCGGAGGGTCTTCTATAGGAGACATACAAGCTCCCAAGCCTTCTACTTCAGCAGCCCCAACTTTTAACGTAGTAGGAGCTTCAGGCACAAACCAACTCGCAGAAACCATTGCAGGAAAACAAAACAGTCCACTTAAGGCCTTTGTAGTTTCTAAGGAAGTAAGTACTGCTCAGGAAATGGATAGAAATATTGTTCAATCTGCCTCTATAGGCTAAATAAAATCAAATGAAAATTATAGAACTTGTACTAGACGAAGAGAATGATGACGCAGGGATAACTGCGATCTCCATTGTCGAAAATCCTGCTATAGAGGAAGACTTTATAGCATTAAAAAATCAAAAAAAGAAGATCACTTTTGCTTCTGTGGATAAGGAGAAAAGATTAATTATGGGAGCGGCTCTAACTCCTAACAAACCTATTTACAGAAAAGCAGGAAAAGAAGAGTATTACATCTTTTTCTCAAAAGATACTGTAAGAAAAGCCTCCGAACTATTTTTCATAAAAGGAAACCAAAACAAAGCGACCCTAGAACACAATGAAATACTTGACGGACTAACCGTTGTTGAGTCATGGATCGTTGAAGACTCCAAAAAGGACAAAACTGCTCTTTATAACATGGATCTCCCTGAGGGAACTTGGGTTGTTTCTATGAGAGTAGACTCAGACGAGATTTGGAATGACTATGTCAAAGAAGGCAAAGTCAAAGGGTTCTCAGTAGAGGCATATTTTAGTGATAAAATGCAAAGACCTAAGGATAAAACCATAGAAGAGCAGGCCTCCGCTCAGGAATTATTAGACACAATAAAATCTATTTTATCTGAAGAGCATGAGGGATAGTAAGGGTCGTATTATCATTCCTAGCCATGCCTCAAAAGAAGGTGGAAACAGGGGCTGTTTGTGTAAAGACAAGAACACTTACAGCTCAAAATGCTGTGATGGGTCTATGTGGGCTCAGGGAATAGGGAATATTTAAAAAATAAATGAGAAAAAAAGTATTTTCAGACGTTTTATATATATACAACAATCATTAAATAAACATTCATGAACGCAGTCGAAGTTTTAAACAAAATCAAAGGCGTACTCGGGATAGAATTATCTGAAGAGAAAGCCGATGACGTTAAACTAACTCAAGAGAAGTTAGATAATGGAACTATAATTGAAGCTGAGGAATTCGCTGCGGATAAGGAAGTTTTCATTGTCAGCGAAGATAGTGAAGACAAAATCCCTCTTCCCGTAGGAGACTACACAATGGAGAGTGGACAAATCTTGTCCGTTAAAGAGGAGGGAATCATTGCTGAAATTAAAGACGCTGAAGAAAAAGAAGAGGAAAAAGAAGAAGAAGAAATCGAAGCGTCAGACGAAAAGGCAGAGCAAAAAGAAGAAGCTTTAGAAGAAGCTCCTGCTTATGCAACTGCTCAAGACTTGTCAGAGCTTAAGTCTCTTGTTGAAGAGATCAAAGCAATGGCAGAAAAAAATAGAGAAGAGTTAAGTGCTCAATCTAAAGAAGAGCTAAAAAAAGAAGAGCTTGCTGAAGTACCTGTGAATATTTCTCACAATCCTGAGGCAGACTCGAAAAAAGATCTTAGCTTCTTTAAGCCAAGAGGAGCTACGCAAACCACTTACGATAGGGTTTTAGCAAATATGGCAAAATTTAATAATTAATAATCAATATAATCTACTAAAAATCAATAAGTTATGGCTACAACAACTAGTATAACAACAACTTATGCAGGTGAGTCGGCAGGAAAGTGGATCTCTGCTGCCCTCTTAAGTGGTTCAACTTTGGCTAATGATTTAATTACAATCATGCCAAATGTAAAACATAAAGCTGTGGTAAAATCTCTTAACACAGATGACATTGTCAAAGATGCTTCATGTGACTATACAGATACTTCTACAGTAACTATTGCTGAGAGAATAATTACTCCTGAGCAACAACAAGTGAATTTAACTCTTTGTAAAAAAGACTTCCAATCCGATTGGGATGCAATTTCAATGGGCTATAGTTCTCATGATGTGATCCCCAAGTCGTTTGCAGATCATATGATCTCTTACGTTGCGGGTAAAGTTGCTCAACGAACTGAGAATTCTATTTGGGAAGGTGATACTTCTACAAGTGGACAGTTTGACGGATTCTCAAAAATTTTAAAAGCTGACTCAGGCGTTTCTGACATTTCAGCAACTGCTTCTACTTCTGCAAATGTAGTAACTGAGCTAGGCAAGGTCTTAGATGCAGTTCCTAGTGCAGTTTATGGACAGGAAGACTTAACAATCTACGCTTCTCCTAATATCATTAGAAGTTATGTAAGAGCTCTTGGAGGTTTTGCAGCTACAATCGGAGGAAACGGTGTAGACTCTAAAGGGACTATGTGGTATGGTGGACAAGCATTAAGCTTTGACGGAGTAAGACTTGTACAAGCTAATGGACTTGCTAACAACACAGCAGTCGCTGCTCAAAAATCTAACCTTTTCTTCGGTACTGGTCTTCTTTCAGATCAAAACGAAGTCAAAATTTTAGACATGGCAGACCTAGACGGATCTATGAACGTAAGAGTAGTGATGAGATTTTCTGCGGGTGTTCAATTTGGCACAGCAGCAGACATCGTTTACTACGCAGAGGACGTATAGAATAACTAACAATAATGTTTAACTTTTTAAATCGATAAATTATGGCATGTATACTTTCCAAAGGACGAGCAATTAATTGTAAGGACGTAGTCGGAGGGATAAAAACCATTTATTTTGTAGATTTTGGCGGGCTTGGCACCTTAACTGAAGGTACTTCAGGAGATGAGGGTGTCTTGACTGACTGTAGCGGTACTTTTACCGCATACCAATATGACCTAAAAAGTAGTGCGAACACAATGGAGACAGCCGTGAACTCTTCTAGAGATAACGGGACTAGTTTCTTCGGCACTACTTTATCGGTCAGCTTGCCTAAAATAACAAAAGAAGACAACGTACAATTAAAACTGTTAAGCTATTCTAGACCTCATATAGTAGTAGAAGATAGAAACTCAAATTTCTTTCTTTTAGGTGCTGAAAACGGATGCGAACTGATTGGCGGTGGAATTTCAAGCGGGGGGAGTTTCGATAGTATGAGCGGATACTCTTTAGAATTCTTATCTGAAGAAGGTAAGCCTCCTCTTATGATGGAGTCTACGGCAACTAATGCCAATCCTTTTGCAGGATGTAGTTCAGCTACTCCAACAATTACGGTAGGAACTAACAGTTAATAAACCTTTTTGTGTTTTGGTTCGGGAGTTTGTCTCTATGTAGGCAGCTCCCTCCAAACACAAATAACACAAAAAAGAATGTCGATAATCTTAGACAGATCCGAGAGCAGCCATACTTTAAATTTCATTCCAAAAGTATATGCACCCACGGGGGCAAATATTTTCAAAGTAGTGGTAAAAAATGAGTCACAAAATACTCAGGTCTATTCTCAGACTGTTTCTTCTTTTACAGAGACTAAGTACTATTATCAATACACAGCCTCATTTGGCTTTGATTCAGCAAAAGATCAAAACTATACTATAGAGATCACAAACACAGCAACCTCTCAGGTACTGTATAGAGATAAGATATTTGCTACAGATCAGTCGGCAGCTACTTATAGCATAAACACGAACCAATACACTTATGAAACTTCAAACACAAACGACTATCTCGTCTATGAATAATAATGACTTTCACATATTAGAGCTCTCAGCGTATCAAACTCCTGAAATCATAGAGGACTCTAGAAAGGATTTTGTTGCTTTTGGAGACGACAATTTATTTTACAAAGAGCTAATCGATAACTATTTAAACTCTCCTACCTCCTCCTCTATTATCAATGGAGTGGTCAATCAAATTTACGGGAAGGGATTTTCTGCTTTAGACTCAGCTAGAAAGCCTGATGAGTTTGCTAAATTCAAAGCTCTTTTTAAGCCCAAAGATTTGAAAAGGGTTTGCCTGGATTTAAAACTTTTAGGAGAGGCATCTTTTCAGGTAACTTACTCAAAAAAACAAGTGGCCTCTGTCACTCATTTTAACAGAGAAACCCTAAGAGCAGAGAAATGTGATGACCAGGGTAAAATCAATGCTTACTACTACCACCCTAAATGGGAAAACTACAAGCCTTCAGATGAGCTGACTAGGATTCCTGTCTTTGGAAGCGGTGCTCCAAATGAAATATACATCATAAGAAGACATATTCCAGGGATGCACTACTACTCAATCCCTGACTATTGTGCTTCTTTAAATTATGCTCGCCTTGAGTCTCAAATTAGCCAGTATTTAATGAATGAAGTAAGCAACTCTTTTAGCGGGACTAAGCTAGTTTCTTTTACAAATGGAATACCTACCCAGGAGAAGCAAATGCAGATCAAAAGAGAGATTCAAAACAAGCTTACAGGGTCTAATGGAGAGAAGGTCATTGTATCTTTTTCAGACTCTGCTGAGAATAAAACAACGATTGAGGACATTTCTGTCTCAGATGCAGCAGACGTTTACTCTTACATCTCAGAAGAGTGCTCTAGAAAGCTTCTTTTAGGCCATAGAATTACATCTCCTTTACTTATTGGAATAAGAGACACAGGAAACTCACTTGGCAATAACTCAGAAGAGATCCAAAACGCACACAATTTATTTGAAAATGTAGTAATAAAACCTTTTCAAAACGACATAGTAGATGCTATACATGACATTTTAGCGGTTAATAATATCTCTTTAAATATTTATGTGCAAACACTAACTCCAATCGAGTTTACAGAGTCTAGTATTGTCTCAGATGAGCAAAGAGAAGAGGAAACAGGTCAGAAGCTATCAAATGCTAAGACTTTTGTAGTAACTGAAAAGCCAAACCTTTCTGTAGAACACGAAAAAGTAGTCATAAGAAACCTTAAAAAATATGGGGAAGACATTAGTGACGAGTGGGAGCTAATAGAAGAAATGGAAGTGACCAACTCTAAAGAGGAGCAGATGCTTAGTCAGATAAATCTTTTTGCAGATACGGCAGACGCAGATAAAAAAAGCAAAGAAGACAAAGGCTTATACAAACTCAGGTATGTTTATGCAGGTAACCCCGACCCTCAAAGAAAATTTTGTCAGAAAATGATGGGCAGAAATAAAGGCACAAAATATGGCCTGCTTTACAGGTTTGAAGACATTAAAAAGCTCTCAGCTTTAGACCCAAACCCAGGACTAGGGAAAGGTGGAACTAACAACTATGATATTTTTAAGTATCTCGGAGGTAATAATTGCAGACACTTTTGGAAAAGAATGATCTTTTTCAGAAAAAGAGAAAACGGAAAGTTTTTGCCAAAAAGCAAAACAGACGATCTAGAAAATGATAAGAGAGTAGCAAATGTCCCTGGATTAAAACGCAAAGGAGTGGAGGGAAAAACTCCTGCTGAGAGGGGAATAGGAAACAAAAAATCTAACAAATAAAAATATGGCGACAGTACTATTTTGCACAAAGGATGACGTAGTGAGACAGAGCTCTATTTTAGATGGCAATATAGATGCGGATAAATTAATCCCTTCTCTATTCCATGCCCAAACACATTACTTAAAGCCTATCCTAGGCACGGATCTTTATGACAAATTCTCTTCAGAGATAACAGCAGGAACGCTAGCAGATCCTTACTTAGCTCTTTTGAAGACTTATGTCAAGCCTATTTTAATTCACGCATGTTTAGCTGAATTTTTAAAGTCATGTCTTTTCACAGTTTCTTCAAAAGGTGTCTTTAAACACACCTCAGAGAACGCAGAGACAGCTACTACTGAAGAGGTAAAAGATCTAGTCCAGGTAGAGAGAGACAGAGCAGAAAGCTACACAGAGAGGTTTTTAGATTACATGCTTTATAACGGGTCTACTTTTAGCGAGTGGACAAGTAACACAGGAGCAGATCTAAAACCAAGTAAAGAATCGTTTAACATTGACTGGGTATTATAATGGCCTACGGGAAAATTTATTGCAGTACCCTTTGGGGAACTACTACCTCAGGATGGGGAAGTATTTATCCTGATATAAGCAGTTGTTAGTATGGCCTGGGGAGATATTTATTGCGATTCTTTATGGGGAACTGAGATACAAGACGGATGGGGGGATGTATACCCTCTAGATAGCTGCTCAAACTACACAATGGACATGATCTCCTACCGTGTAGATAGCACATTAATTAGTATAGATCAAACTTAAAAAATAAAATAAAATAAAACTTAAAACTTATGGCTTCTATAGACGTAAACATTGGATCTTCCGCAAATGACGGGACGGGAGATTCGCTTAGAACATTTGCCACAAACGTAGCTGCAATGTTTGCAGAGGTCTACGGTTTGGGGACTAGCGAAAGTGATCTCGCTACTGGCACAGACTTTAAAATAAAAGCATCACAATTAAAATCACTATCTCCAGTCTCAGGAGACGACACAAAAGTAGTTGCTTATGACCACTCTTCAGGTGGTTTTTCATTAGAAACTGTAGCAACTGGAGATATTACCTCCATAATTGCGGGGACAGGTATGACAGGATCTTCTCTAGGGTCAGGGGATGCTACTATAAACGTAATTGGAGGAGACGGAATTACAGCAAATGCAGATGAGGTAGAGGTAACTGTAGACGGTTCTACAATAGAGCTAAATAATACAGACGGATCAGGTGCTGTTAGAATAAAAGACCTAGGAGTTGCTACTGGCAAGCTTGCAAATGACGCAGTCACTCATGATAAAATAGAGGGGAGATATACAGCCACTTTAGATAGTGCCTCCACAGGAAACCAAAATTTAGATGCTTCTAGCTATTCAGCATTTAACCTTACAGGGAATGTTGCTTCAGCTACTCTTACAATTCAAAATATGAAAAAAGGGCAGGTAATAGATATTATTCTCTCAGGAAGTGATTTGTCAAGTGCGGTAATCACTTTGGCAGACGATTTTACCACTTCAGATATTTCAAGAGTGGGAAGCAGCGAGCTAGATACTAGCAAAAAAAACATCATACAGGTGCTATGCGTAGATGACGATGACTCTGACGCTATTTTAATGTATGCAATTTCAACTTATCAAACAGCCACAACTCCTTAATTATAAAATCATGAAAAAAGCAATAGAAATAAATGGACAAATAGAGATCTTTCAATCCGTCCCTAAATCTTGGGGAAGAGTTATTGGTGGATTTAATAATTTATCGAGCACCGCTCTTCAGGAGTATGGTTTTTATGATGTAAAAAACGCTGACGGATTCGATCCCTCCATACATAATAGAGGAGAGCTTAAATTTAATAAGAGCAAAAAAGCTTTTATATACTCTAAAATCAATAAGACTTGGAGTGAGAGTTTAGCAGATTTAAAAACTATTAAAAAAGCTAAAATCAAAGAGCTCGCTAATATAGCTTTACAGCCTACTGACTGGTATGTTATAAGAAAAGCTGAGGGAGGAAAAGATATTCCTAGCGATATTACAACTAAAAGAGAAGAAATCAAATCTAAGGCAGATGAGAGAGAAGCAGAAATTGATGCACTCACTAAAAAAAGTGATGTTATAAACTACAATGCAAGACTTTTTGACCATGTAAGACCTGGCGAATAATAATAAAACTTAAAAAATGGCCTTTAATAAAAAATTCTTTACAACTGGAGGCATAGTTGCTAGCAGTGCTTCAGCAGTATGTAATTCCGAATCATTAGAACCTTTTGGCGAGGAAGCATCCTACAATAAAAACGTAGCTGTATATCAATTTGAAGACAACGCAAATGATAGTAGTGGTAATGGTCATGATGGGACTGTTTCGGGAGTCACTTATGATGCAAGTGGTAAGTTTGGTAAGGCAGCATCATTTAATACTACCACCTCTGGAATTAATATAGGTGATATTTTTAGTTTAGGGACAACAAACGATTTTAGTTTTTCAGTTTCTCAATGGATATATTTTGATAATTTACCCTCTACAAGTGGAGCTAATTATATGGGATTATTAGGGCGTGATTCAAGTTTTGGTGGCGCATATCCAATTATTGAATTATATGTGTACAACACTGGTGGTGGTGTTTTAACGTCTTCTTTACAAAAAAACTTTAATGGATCTTTTAATTATAATAGTGGATATAATAGCACTGCTGCGCCGCATACATTTACAACGGATACATGGTATCATCATGTTTTAACATATGATTCGTCAGATAAAACTACTACTATATATGTAGATGGAGCAAAAATTGGCAGTTATGTTTTAAATACTAATACAGGCAGCGAAACTTTTACTGAAGAGCTAGTTATTGGTTCATATGATGCTAGCACAAATTCTTTTGATGGATTAATTGATCAAGTTCGATTTTACAGTAAAATTCTTAGCAGCGAAGAAGTTACAACTCTTTATGTAGACGAAACAGATGCTACAGCCTCAACTACAACAATTATTCCAGGCACATCTTGTATTGCTTATTATCCTTTCGATTATGATGGGCAAGATAAATCAACAAATTACGATGGAACGCCTAGCAATGTCGAGTTTGTACAAAATGGGAAAATAAATTATTCTGCTCTTTTTAATGGAAGTAATAGTGCTATAACAAGTTCAGGAGCAGGAACTGCCCTTAATGTCGCAAGCTTTAGTGTTTCTTTATGGTTTAAGGCTAAATCAGTTCCTACTACGGGCTATGGTATGTTATTAAGTTCGTATGATGAGAGTGGTAATGCTAGATTTTATTTTGCTTTACACGATAGTGGTTTTGAAATAGTGATATATGGTTCTTCTGTTACTTGGACACAAGAGTATGCTAGTACAGTATCTGCAAACACTTGGTATCATTTAGTAGTCACACACACAGGGACAACTACAACCACCTATTTAAATGGTTCTAGTATAAGTTCTAGTGGTACTTCAGGGTCTGCTACAGCTATTAGGATTGCCTCATCTCCCCAAGCTTTAACTTTTGGACAATTACAAGGCTATTCAGGAACTTATCCTTATAGTGGTTTAATGGACGAAGTAAGAATATTTAACACAGCACTTTCAGCTAGTAATGTAACAACTCTTTACGGATTAACAGCTTGTACACAAACCTGTACTACAGACACAGCAGGTTCTCCTGCTACAACAAAAGCCTATTATACGTTAGATAGTAATGTTGAAGATAGTAGTGGCAATAGTTATGATGGCACTGCGACAGATATTACATACGCAGGAGGTAGGTTTGGTAGTGCTGCCTCATTCAATGGTAGTAGTTCAAAAATTTTACTCCCTTCAGACGTTGGAACTATATTTCAAAATAATTGGTCTTGTTCTTTGTGGCTTCAAATTGATAGTCTTTCTACTTATAGAATAGTAACTGGGTTTTGGAAATCATCTACAGCATATAGATGGGGCTTAGAGTTTGTCGAGTCTGACAATAAATTAAAGTTTTTCTTTTATACTGGAGGTGCTTCAGCAGTTAGGTCAGTTTCAACAACTACATTAAGCGTAGGCACTTGGTATCACGTTGCTGCAACTGTTAGTAGCACAGCAGGAAAAAAAATATTTATAAACGGAAATTTAGAACATACTCTAGCTGACACCGACAACTTGACAACAGACTCAACTACAGGGGCAACTTATGAAAACTGGATTGGCAGGTCTGTTTGGAGTACAGGTGATTGGTGGGATGGCTTGATAGACCAAGTTAAATATTTTCCTTCTGTACTAACAGATTCTCAGATGCAAGACCTATACGATAAAGAATTTCAATGCTACATTACTAAAAATGCTTCACAGCCATTTACTTCAGGCGAAGTTGCCTTTTTTAAGTTTCAAAATAATTTAACAGACAGCACAGGTAGCTATGCAGCAAGTGCTGAAAATGACGCTTATACAACGACAGACCCTGCTTTTGGAACTCACTCACTAAGCTTTAATGATACTGATAACTATATAGATTTTGGTACGAGTGGAAAAATACCTGTCGTAGGTGTTAGTTATTGGGTAAAAATGAACGCAGCAGGAAGCGCTACTAGAGACGCAATAATCCATAGTGAAGAAACAAGCAGTACATATTTTGGTTGTGTAAGATGGGGGACGAGTGATGGTGCTACTGGGTTTTATGCGGGAGGTTCTTACTGGAATTACTCCGGTTCAGATTGGCAGTTTACAGGAAAATGGCATCATATTTATCAAGACAAAGATTTGAACGTATATCTAAATGGAGTGCAAATTAATTCAGGGTCAGCAGGGGGAACTTCACAAAATATAAGATATGTAGGAAAATATCCTACTGGCGATAGTGCTTACTATATGAACGGATATATGGCTCAATTAAGAGTATTTAGCACAGCACTTACAGGAGACCAAGTGTGGAAGCTTTACGCAGAAAGAAATAATTAAAAAACTAATAATATGGAAGATATGGCTTATGTAAATTCAATTTTTAAGGTCTTTGCCGTGAACCTAGGAGCTTTAATTTTTAGCTCTATAGACGGCATTAACTCATTTTTGCAAACCATTGTACTATTACTCACAATAGGGTATACAGGTTTGCTTATATACAAACAATTAAATAAATAGTTAAATAAGTTGTGATTTTTAGAAATGGCGTTGGCAAAGAATTAAGAGGATATTTTGGATCCTTATTTGTATTTCTATTTATCATAGGAGTTATCATAGCTCTTATACAATATCCAGTACTCGACACCAACAAAGAGGTAGTAATGGTTTTAATAGGCACAATAGGAGCCTCAATTCCTGTATTAATTTCTTCAATATCAGGAACCTCCGCAACCGAAATGAGTCAATTAAAATCTTCTTTAGATAAAAAAGAAAAGCAAATTGAATTATTAAATAAATCGAAAGATGAGTACGAGAAATTAATAATAAATCTTCAGGACAAAATGCTTAAAGGGCAGATAGATTTAATAGATCAGTTTATGCTTAAGGCGGCCATGGATTTTGATGATAAAAAACAAAATAATAGAACAAAAAAATGCACTTGCGGAAAAGAGGAGTGCCTGTGTAAAGGTGTTTAATTATGCAATACTTTAAATATGAAGAATTTGATTCCCCTGACGAGCCTGGCTCAGGTTCTGATAACATGTGTCCTGATTTTTTGGAGCTGCTCGACTTTGCAAGGGGTCAGGCTGGAATACCCTTTAAGATCAATAGTGGATACCGAACAGAATCCCACAATAAAAAACTGGCAAAGTCATCAAATAAGTCGTCTCATTTGGTTGGAAAAGCAGTCGATATTGCGTGCTCGAATGCGAGAGACCGATTCATTATTATTAGAGCACTCATCGATGCGGGTTTCGACAGGATTGGGGTTTCCGATTCCTTCATCCATGTCGATTCCGACACGCTTGGAAAATATGACGGTGGAAAAGTCGGGCAGGTCATTTGGACATACTAGGAGCGGGACTTCAGGAAACACAATAGCCTGCAAAGCAAAATTAAAATGGAGATAATTTTTTATGTCTGACAAAAAAAAGTTTAAAGAGACGGGGGTAGGAAAGTTTTTACTCTCTAAGATCCCTTCAGTCGTCTCAAAACTTGCCAACTCTACGCCTGTAGGAGCGGTTATAGAGACGCTTATAAACGGCTCTGAGATGTCAGACAATGACAAGCAGATAGCACTTGAAAAGCTGCGTATAGAGCGTGCTGAAATTGACGGAATAACTAGACGTTGGGTCAGCGATTCTCGCAGCCAGTCATGGCTTACTCGAAATGTCAGGCCTCTAACCTTAGCCACGCTAGTTTGTGCTTATGTGATTGGTTGGTTTTATGGTCTAGATACTGAAAACACAAAAGACCTTCTTATATGGACTCTCTCAGGATATTTTGGAATGAGATCTGTCGATAAGCTAGGCATAAAATTCAATAGATAATGCCTAGAAAAAACATAGGAGCTTCTCTTATAAAAAAATCTAAGCGTGTACGAAGACCAGGAGTACATGCTAAGTCAAAAACTTCCAAGCTCAAAGCTTCTAAACTATACAAAAAAACATATAGAGCCCAGGGGAGATAACTTAAACCCTTTACATGACACAAAGACCGAGACTACACGGGAATAAATTAAAAGCATACGAACACTTAACGAAAGACGAAAGACGAATACTAGCAATAGGAGATCTTCATTGCCCCTTTGAGCTAGATGGCTACTTTGATTTTTGCAAAGAAACTTACTCAAAATATAACTGCAATCAAGTTGTATTTATTGGAGACATAATAGACAATCATTACAGCTCTTTTTGGCAGAGCGATCCTGATGGCTACGGAGGGGGGCACGAACTTGAGAGAGCAATCGAAGACGTACAAAAATGGGCTAAAGAGTTTCCTGTCGCAGACGTTTGCACAGGAAACCATGATCGTATAATACAAAGAAGGCTTTTCGATTCGCAAGTTCCTAAGGCGTGGATCAAATCTTATAATGAAGTTTTAGGGACAAATTGGAACTGGGCAGAGAGAGTCGTTTATGATAATGTGCAATACATTCACGGGGAAGGTGGAACTGCTAGGACTAAGGCAAAAAACGACATGATGAGTACTGTACAAGGCCATATACATACCCAAGCATATAGCGAGTGGATGGTAGGTAGAAAATTTAGAATTGTTGCAGTTCAAACTGGATGCGGGATTGATACGACAGCATACGCAGCAGCTTATGCAAAAAACTTTAAAAAGCAAGCAATAGGATGTGCTGTAATTTTAGGAGGCCATACTGCAATTAATTGTATGATGGATCTATAAAAAATAGTGAAAAAAAAGCAACCCCTCGGGGGTACTAGGTGCTCTTCTAGGTAGCTTAAAAAAGGCACTTCGACCTCAGTTTCGACCTCACAAAAAAAAGACCCCTAGTATTTATAGGGGTTTTCAGAGATGGTTGCGGTCTGGACGGGACTCGTCCCTTTGTTTTCTTTTCTTTCATATTTTATTGTTTTCTCCCATATTTACTACTAAAATAAGCCTTTTTCCGTTATAAAGTAAAATAATATAAAACAATAATTGATAATTATTGACTATATTTCGACCTCAGTTTCGACCTCACCTAAAATGGGATTTTATTTAAAAAAAAGTGGAATTATTAATTTTGAAGTGTATTTACCTTCTGAAAAATACAGGTTTAAATACTCTACAAATATAAAAATAGATCCTAAAAACTGGGATAAAACTGCTCAGAGACCAAAAAAAAAGAAGGGAGCTGTGGGAGAAAAAAACAAAGAAATCACTCATGACCTAAATTTATATGAAGAAGTGCTAGACACTATAAAAAAAGAAAAAGGAAGGTCTCTTACAAAGCAATTTCTTAAATACGAGCTAGATAGGTTTATTAAAAAGGAAAAAATAAAAGAGGACAAAACTCTCATAGATTTTTTAGACACTTTCATCGAAGAAAAAGAAAGCCTTGGAGATGCCTCCAAAGCCTCTATAGTAAAGTATAAATACCTGAAAAATCAAATCTTAATTTTTCAAAAGAAAATGAACACTACTTACATGCTTTCTTCAATAGACAATACTTTTGGTATTGACTTTATTTCTTTTTTAAGAAAAGATCTTAAAAACTCAGACAATACTCTCTCTAGGAAAATCGGTCTTTTAAAAACATTCTTTAACTGGTGTAAAAGAAACGATATTGAGCTTCCAAAACACAACCTCGCTTCTGTAAAAAAAAGAGAGACCTCTCACATTGCAATCACAAAAAAAGATATGGACAAGCTAGAAAAGTTTGAGCTACCTCCCGACCTAGATTATGCTAGAGACTTGTTTTTAATTGGATGTCACTCAGGACAGAGATACTCAGATTATAAAAATTTCAATATTGCTCAGAAAAAGAGAAACTTTTTAGAGGTCAGAGCAAAAAAGACTGGGCAATTATCATATATCCCTTTGACAAAAAAATTAAAAAAGCTTTTAGATAAATATGAGTGGTCTCTTAGAATCATATCAAGTCAGAAGTTTAATCCGAAAATACAGAAGATCTTTAAGCTCATGGGATATACTAAATTAATTGAGAGAGATCTTTACTATGGCAATTATAAAAAGACAGAAAAAGTACCTTTCTATAAAATGATTGGCAGCCATACTGCCCGCAGGTCTTTCATTACTATTGCAGGATCTAATAGCGTTCCCCACCAGGTTATCATGCAGGCGACAGGGATTAAGGATTTGAAAACTTTACAGGGATATATAAAGCTCGATAAAGAGGTTCTCTTCGATTCAATTAGTAAAGCCTTTGACTAGCTTTTCAGTTTTTTAAACTCCTCTTTTACTACAGAAGCAGCTTTATTTTCTACTATGTTAGTTAGCTCTTGTCTGCTTAAAAGCTCTTTTTGAACAAAAGGCTCAAAAGTTTCCTGGATAAAGTTTGTCATGATTCGTCTCTCTTTTTCTACATGCTTCACGCTCTCTTCTAGTTTCTTCTGCATGTCGTCTATCTTATTTTCCTGGACATCTATAGAGATTTTGAAATTTTTAGCCGACTTTTCTGCGTGCTCTTTAGTTGAAGCAATTATTTTAAAATGGTTTTTTATATCTTCCTCTCTTGACTTTGCGTTTGCAGCAGCTTCCTCTGAGTAAAGAGTTAGTAAGTCTTTTCCTTTTGTCTCCATTTGATAAGAAATCGTTTCTATTACTTTTTCCCTTTGTTTAAAAAGACTTTTAAAAAACTCGTCTTGAGTTCCCTCTACAGCTTTTTTGAAATTTCTTTTAAAATCATTTACAAACATTTCTTGATTTGAAACTAGAGCCTCTAAACTTTGTTTAGCAAATTTTACTGTGAAGTTTAATTTTTCGTCTACCTCTTCTCTCAGATCTTTAACAACTTTAAGGACTTCGTACATTTTATCTGCCACCTTATTTAAGCTGTAGTCTTGCTCTTCTAATTTCTTCCCTACAGATCTTAGGTCTAAATAATCATGAGCCTGCTCTTTTATACTGGCCTCGGTTATAGGCTTGAGAGGGACTTCTTTGTTAATCATTTCTCCGTGACCTGTTAAAAGCCAGTCATAATTTATCTGAGGCCATCTATCTACAACCTTTTGTATCATTTTAGATGAGGGATTTTTTCTATCTGTAGCAATCGCTGTAATACTCCTAGGAGAAAGTACCCCTATTTGTCTTCCAAACTCAGACTTATTTACTCCTGACCAGTTTATGACCTCAATAAACCTTTCTACCCTGTCTGTTTCTGTGTGTTTTGTTTCTTTTTCCATGTCAAAAATTAATAAAAATTAAATTTTTTTATCAAAATGTTTGTTTTTTTATTAAAAATTAATACATTTGTAATAAATATTCGATAAAAGTAGATAAAGCCTACTAATAATATTTTAATAAAAATACAAATAAATGACTAGAAACCAGTTTAATAGAGCAATAAGTAAGCTAAAAGATATCAACATAATTGTTGAGAAACTAACATCTGTAAAAAATGATCCAAACAGGTTTGAGGGAGAGATTAAACGACAGACTTTCTCCGTTGACGGGTTTGATTTTATAGTACAGGGATCTGTCGAGCAAACTTATAGCATAGAACACTCTGAGAGAAAGACATTTATCGTAGCTGTAGTACAAGAGCACGGAGAGACAATTACTATTTCTCGCTTGCAGCTAAAGAACTTACAAAACACAATTAAAACTAGACTAACTCAAAAACAATACGCATGAGTAATACTGAAATAACATACAGGCCTAAATATAAAACGCCTGAAAGAGAGCTAAATTTTGAAGAGAGGCTTTTACAAATAAACAATAGAGTAGAAGAATTGGAGAGAGTAATTAAAACTGACCCCGTAATGAATAAACCTTACGACAGGGACGATTTGCTGTCTTTAAAAGAAATAAGAAGGCGTACTGGATTTTCTTATCAGGTTCTCAAAAAAGAAATAAACAACGATAGACTCAAAGGAGTGGTGTTCGGAGATAGAATGTATTTCAAAGAATCTAACTTCCATGAGTGGCTAGATAACAGAGAGAATAAAAACAAATAACAGAGACAATGGCACAAACTAAAGTAAAAAGAGTACAAGGAGATGGAAGTTACCAAACCAAAAATGGCTTTTTCTATCAATTCGAGTATGAGTTTGAAGACGGTATAGTTGGTTTAGCAAGCCATAAGACTAATGAGCCTAAATACAAAAAAGGCGATTCAGTAAACTATGAGATTAAAAAGAAAGATATAAAGGGCAATAATAGAATAGGATTTATTCAAGAGCAGCAATTTTCAAATTTTAAAAGCGAAAAGAAAACTAATAAATCTTTTGCTCTTTCCTATGCAAAAGACCTGGTTATTGCTGACAAACTTTCTATTGAAAAGATTATAGATGCTGCAGATGAATTTAATAACTGGATGAATAAACAATAATAAATAAACAAACAAACACAATTTAAACATGGATAAAATAATGACAAATAATTTAAAAATTTTAGCTCAATCAAAAGCTAATATTAAAAAAATGGACGATGCAATAGACGATGCAATTAAAGAGCAAAAAATACAAAAAATAATAGACCTTAACGGCAATGAGGTTTATGGAAAAGAAAAAGAGACTGGTGTGCCATCATTTGAAACAGCACGAAATATGGAATTAGAAGCACAGAAGGATGCAGTTGAAAACAAGAGGAGAGAGCTAACTATTATTGAAAAAAGAATTGAGACAGGAGCTGAACTAATTAGAAAAAGAGTCCTTTCAGGAGATGTAACTCCCTCTATGGGTCTTTTTAAACTAAAGGCAATGCAGAAAATAATAGCAAACGCTATAGAAGTAATTTCTGACCAGGCTATCGCAGAGCTAGACGAAGACCATATGGGAAGCGTAGTCTTTGATGGCTATAGATTAGAAGTAGTAGAGGGAGGAAAATATTATGACTATAGTAATTGTGAAGAGGTGCAAGAAATAACAGAAAAACTTAAAGAAGCAAAAGGAAAATATAAGGCTGCTGTGGAGGGACTTAATAAAAGGACGACAATCCAGGGAGATGAGCCAGGAACTTTTATAGACTCAGATGGGCAAATTTGCAACCTCCCTGAGATCAAACAAAGAAGAAGACATTTAAAATTAACCAAAGTATAAGGAGGTCACTTAGGCTGACTGGCATTAACCAAAAACGGCCTCCTATACTAAAAATATAAATTATGGAAGACTTTAAATATTATAATAATTATTTACAAGGGCTGCGGGGAAAATGGCCTCAAAGGCTCAAAAATGAAGAGGTTTTTAATCTTCTCAATCCCTACCGCTTAACTATCCTAGATGAAACAGGCATAGATATTTTAGAGAACACTAGAAAAAGACAGGTGGTAGATCTTCGTAGAATTTTCTGCTATCATAGTAGGTATAATTTGTCGGAAGGTCTTACATACGCAGATATAGGAGATTATTTAGACAAACACCATGCGACTATAGTTCATACAGTAAAGCAATACTCGGATTTATATAGAACTGATATAAGCTTTAGAGCAAAAGCAAACTATTTCATCTTTAAATTTCAGACAATAGATGCTGTAGAAGATCTCTACCCTTATAAGAGAAGGCTCTTTGATATGGTCAAAGGAATAAGCGAGGGAGATGCTGCAAAGGTTTTGAATTTAATCGACAAGCAAGACATACAAGTAGAGTCCGAAACCCTAGAACCTATAGAGAATGAGTAAAGATCCTGCGTTTCTTTTATATAGCTCAGATTTTTTGACTGGAGTCTCAGATTTAACAATGGAGGAGCGAGGACAGTTTGTGACTTTGCTTTGTTTACAGCATCAAAAAGGACATCTATCTGAGAAACTTATGCGATTGCAATGCGGTGGCATTCCCAATGCAGATGTATTGGCAAAGTTTCGCAAGGATAGAAAAGGTCTTTACTTCAATAAGCGTATAGAGGAGGAGAGAGAAAAAAGGGCTGCCCATTCTGAAAAGCAACGCTTAAATGCCTATAAACGGTGGAATAAAGAAAACACAACTCTTAAACAACTAGAAAGCAATGGCAATGCCACGGCAATGCCTTTAGAAAATGAAAATGAAAATGAAAATATAAATAGAAATAAAAATGAAAATAGTTTGGAGGCAAAAATTATCGAAAAATATCCCTTCGAAGACTTCTATGATCTCTACGCAAAGAAAAGATATAGAACAAAAGCAGAGAGAGAGTGGAAAAAGCTTAGTGATAACAGAAGAAGGCTTGCCATGGATCATACACAGAAATTTGTTGTATCGGAAGAAAAGCAATTTAGACCCGACCCCCACAGATACCTTAGAGACAGGGGTTGGGAAAACGAAATAATAGTAAAACAAAATGGACAAAAAAGAGATTATTCAGAGCTCGAAAAAAAGCTCGCTCAAACTACAGAATAAGGACAAACCATTTACTCCCTCAACTGTAGGCATGAGAGAAATTATAGAGGGCAAGAGCTCCATGACTCTTCAGGCATTAAGAAGAGAGCAAAACTATAAAAGTGCTAGAGTCTTTGTGACTGTTTGGGTTGTAAAGCTCCAAGAGACCCTAGAGGTAAAAAAGAAAATGGGAGACGATTCAATCTTAATGGCCTCAGATTTAATCCTGGAAGATTATTACTACCTAACAGGAGCAGATCTTAGACTCCTATTTAAAAGAATTGTCACGGGACATTACGGGGTCATGTACGAGAGTCTAACCATAGATAAGCTTATGACCTATTTTTCTTTATACGCAAAAGAGAGGTGGACAGAGGCAGAGAGAATATCATTAGAAAATCACAATCAATTTAAAAATAAATACAATGGATAACATCACACTAAAAGGAAGTATAGTAAAGATAAAAGACCTTGAGTTAAAAGGGGTAACCAATTTTAAAGTAAGGGAGTTTTGGCTTCATTTTAAATCAGGAAAAAATGAGGAATATTCGCAGACAGTAACTCTGCAAACGACAGGAGATAGAACAGAGCTGCTAGATAAGCTAAAACTAAACGAGGTAATAGTGGCTCACATTAATATCAAAGGGAATATATGGCAGCCAAAAGACGGAGGAGAAGAGAGAGTCTTCAATAGTTTAGACTGTTGGAAAATAGAAACACAGGGAGAAGAGAATAAGCAGGAGGCCTTAGTCCCTGAGGAAGATGACCTCCCCTTTTAATAATTTAAAACTAAAACACATGAATAAAAAAAAGATGAGTAATAGTGACAGAGCTTGGAACTATCATTTAGTAACAGAGGCAATAAATAACATCTATGGACTGGATAATGAGTTTAAGATAAAAATGATAAAAATGGTAAAGGATGATTTTATCATGAGTCACTTGAGAGACGTATATAAAGGTACGAAGAAAAATGACAAAACAATAAAGAAATTACTAAAATAGGCGGTGTTAATTAAAAAGGTTTGATCCACCTGTTAAGAGAGTCCGCCACCAAAGGGTTTTGACTCAACTCTGTTTTTAATGCTCTCTTAACTACGGATTACATTTTTAATTAGTTAATTTTTTGGTTTAATTCAAAACCCTTCTGAAGCCCTAAGAGATTACTCTTCCCTAGCTGAGTTTCTCATTGTGCATAAAGGAGGGTTTTTTGTTTAAAACTTCATTTGCTTTTCTCATTAATCATGCTTTAATTTTGTTAGTGCCAGTTAGCCCTATGTATATATATGGGCTACATTAGAAAAAGACAAAACAAATACGGAGCTGTTAAGCAGACCTTCAAAGGGAGATCCTACCACTCTAAGAAGGAGGCGGCCTACGCTCAAACCTTAGAACTTAGAAAGCTAGCAGGAGAGATCACCGAGATCATACCGCAATACCCCCTTAGACTTTATGTCAATGGAAAAAAGATCTGCAATTACTTCATTGATTTCTGCTGTATTCTAAAAGACGGCTCCAAAGAACTTATCGAGGTTAAAGGATTTCAAACAGATGTATGGAGGCTTAAGTGGAAACTTACCGAGGCACTACTTGAAGAGATCGAACCCGATGCTAAACTAATTTTAGTAACATGAAAAAAAGAGATGCGATAAACTACATCGCAAAAAAATATGAACAAATAAAAAAACAGGTGAGAGACATTGAAAAAAAATACTTTAAAACAGATAAATCTTATCATGAAGACGTAACTCAAGACCTGTTTATTAAAATTCAGGAGACGATAGAAAAATGCGAAGACGAGGACTGTGTAGATAAATTTGTAGACCGATATTTCTCAGACGATACGTTTTATACTTATATACCAATTAAAAACTTGATTATCGAAACGCTTAGAAAAGAGAAATTTTATGTCCCCCTATCGGAGGCGAATACTACAGGGCTTATAGATTATCAAAGCGACATAACTCTCCCAGGAGAGAAGTCAATCAATGATAAAATTGATGTATATGTCAAAGGATTTATGTTTAAAGACAAAAAAATATGGGAGCTCTACCGATATGAATTTAAAGGGCACACCCTAAAGATGAGTAAAGAGACAAAGGTGGCAGTATCTACAATTTATAGAACTGTCAAACGAGTCAAACTTAAAATAAAAAACAAATTAAAAGACATTTATTATGGCTAAAAGCAAAGGACTAGGAGACACAATAGAGAAGTTCACTAAAGCAACTGGAATCAAAAAAGTCGTAGAGGCAATTTGGGACTCCTGCGGATGCGATAAAAGAAAAGAGCAACTCAATAAGCTTTTCCCCTCTAGAAACAAAATAGAATGTTTGGAGCAGGATGAGTATGAATATTTAAAAGAATTTTTCAGCACCTATCTTAACTCAATAAGCTATGAGCAGCAGGATAGAATCATTGAAATCAATAACAGGATCTTCCATGAGAGAAGAGAGGTTAGCTCTTGCGGATCATGTGTCGCTCCAGTAATTGAAAACTTGAAAAAAGCATATTTGCAATATGAAGAAAAAGGAGAAGATCCAAAACCTAAAAGCAAATCCAAACAATCCAAGGCTAATAAAGGATCAAAGATTTAAAAAGGCAGTAAGATCATTAAAGGAGTTTCCTGAGATGTTAGAGAAAAGACCAATAGTAGTGAATGAAGATTTAATCATCTTAGGAGGCAATATGAGATACCAGGCAGCGAAGCATTTAAAGTGGCAAGAGGTATGGATAGATGTAGCGGAAGGGTGGAGTGAAGAAAGACAAAAGGAGTTCACTATAAAAGACAATGCCTCCTGGGGAGAATGGGATATGGACATGCTAGCAAATGAGGGTTGGGATCTAAAAACTCTAGAAACCTGGGGGCTAGAAATGCCAGTCAAGTTTTATGATGTAGAACCGAGAGAAAAAAAAGAGAAAAAAGAAAAATGCGAGTACTGTGGTAAATGATTGGGAATTAACATTAGGATTTTATCCAGGCCTGCTTATAGGTTTTAGAACTTATGAGCACAAAGACTGTACAGACTATGTTTTGTACGCTCCTTTAATAGATATATGTTTAACAATTTATGACTCATGAGAGAAAAAAAACAAATTAACTACATAAAGCTAATAGATCATTACAAAGACACTCTGAAATATGCTAGAAAAGAAAACCATATTGAGTATTTAAAAGAGAGGGTATTGCTAATGAAGTTAAAACACATAAAACAGCTTAAGACAGTTCAAGTATAATACAGAGAAAAAACACAGAGCAAAATGGCAAACGAAGAGAACTTAATACCATTTAAAAAAGGACAGTCAGGCAATCCAAAAGGGAGACCGAAGGGTGCAAAAAATAGATCGACTATAGCTCGTAAGTGGCTAGATGTCATGCAGAAAGGAATAGACCCTATTAACCAGGAGGAGAAAATATTAAGCCAGGAGGACTATATGTGTTTAGCTCTTCTAAAAAAAGCGAGGCAGGGAGATGTGCAGGCAGCTAAACTTCTTTGGGACTCAGCTTATGGACAGGCAAAAGAAACAATAGACCAAAACATAGATCTTAACCAGGTAGACTTCAGAGAGCTATTTAATTTCAAGAACAAAAAAAAGTAAGTGGAGTTTAATGAGAAGTACAAAGCCTTTTGGAACGACTCTAGATACACAATACTCACAGGAGGAAGAGGAAGCGGGAAGAGCTACTTCGTAGGAGCTTTCCTTTTAGGCCTTACATTTGAATCAGGCCATGTTATCCTATACACTAGATACACATTAAGAGCAGCAAGCATATCAATCATTCCTGAATTTAGAGAGAAAATATCCATGCTAGACATGGAGGATATGTTTTATATCACAAAAGATGAGATCATAAATAAGGCCTCAGGAAGCAAGATAATTTTCAGGGGAATAAAAACCTCCTCAGGAGATCAAACAGCTAACCTGAAATCTCTAACAGGCATTACAACCTGGGCTATGGAGGAAGCGGAGGAGATAGATGAAGAGAGCTTTGATAAGATCGATTTATCAGTAAGGCATAAGACCAAACAAAACAGAGTGGTGCTTATTTTAAACCCTAGCACAAAAGAGCACTTTATTTATCAAAGGTTTTATGAAGATAGATCCGTCAATCCAGGGAGCAATATCACAAAAGAAGATGTGACATATATCCATACAACCTACCTAGACAATTTAGAGAACCTCTCAAAAAGCTACATCAAACAAATAGAGCAAATGAAAAAGAGGAGGCCTCAAAAATATGATGCTGTAATCAAAGGGAATTGGATAGAGAAAGCTGAAGGGGTAATCTTCACTAACTGGAAGCTAGGAAAATTTGTAGAAGTATCTCCAAGTGTGTTTGGCCAAGACTATGGATTTTCCACAGACGAAAATACTCTGGTAAAAACCTCCATAGATAAGGATAAGAAAATCATTTACATTAAGCTATGCTTTTATCTGAAGGGATTAACAACCTCCCAAATAAGAGAGCTAAATAAAAAGCATGCAAAAGAGTCTCTAATTGTAGGGGACTCAGCAGAAGGGCGATTAATTCATGAGCTCAAGTCTAGCTGCAATATAGTGCCAAGCATAAAAGGACAGGGGAGCATAACTTACGGGATAGCACTTTTGCAAGATTATGACCTTATCATAGATGACTCAGAAGATAGCCAACCCCTTATTAAAGAATTAAATAACTACAGTTGGCTAGAGAAGAAAAGCTCTACTCCTATCGATAAATACAATCATGCTATAGATGCCTTAAGATATGCTGTGAGCTATCAGTTAAAGAACCCTACAGCAGGAGAGTATCATTTTTTATAAAAAAGTAGACCGATTAAATAATTGTAAAACGTTTTATATATATAGATTCAAATGGTTAAAACAAAACTAACAGTCCCAAGTAAATTGTCAGAGATAACATTAGGGCAATATCAAAAATTTGCCAAGATAGCGGAGAAAGATCAGGAAGAAGATTTCTTGCAAAAGAAAATGATAGAGATTTTTTGCGGAGTGCCTTTAAAGTATGTAGATAATTTTAAGTACACCTCCATAAAAAAAGTGACTACTGTCTTAGTACAGATGTTTAAAGAAAAGACAAATCTCATTGAGAGGTTTAAAATGGACGGAGTAGAATATGGATTTATCCCTAAACTAGATGACATGAGCTTTGGAGAGTATGCTGACCTGGATCAACTCATGAAAGACTGGGACACAATGGACAAAGCTTTAGCCGTTTTATATCGACCTGTGAAGAAAAGTTATTCAGGCAGGTATATCATAGAGGAGTATGATGTAGACAAAACAAAGCCAATGGCAGGGATGCCTTTAGATGTGGCCTTTAGTGCAGTTTTTTTTTTAGTCAATTTAAGCGAGGAATTAATGAAGCATACCCTGCACTATTCAGCAAAGGCTCTGAAGACTTTGACACCTCAGCAAAAGCAAGTTTTCATGACACCTTCGGGTGGTTTACCTCACTCTATCAAATGGCTCAGGGAGACCCTACAAAATTTAGCAGAGTAGAAAAATTAAACATAAACACCTGCCTTACTTACCTAACATTTGTAAAGCAGAAAAATGAAATTGAAGCAAAAGAAATAAAAAGAAAAAGCCGTGGAAGATAAGGACAAGTTAATAGACGATTTATACGATAGAGACTTTTTAGAAGATAGCGAAGAGATCATTTTAAGCGATGGCTTTGAGGAGGCTCTTTTAGGGATAAGCGTAGGTAAGAATAAAATTGCAGTATATAGTTTTTGGAAAGCTTTAGACTGTCTTATGAGATCAAACAACGAACTCTCTTTTGATGAGGCTTACGACTGGTTAGATAGTTTCTCCCAGGAAAAAATAAAACATGTAGAAGAGCTCACACCGATTTTTATTAAAACAATATGAACACATATTTTGACGTAATAGAAGACATTAAAAACCTGGCTCAGGCAGAGCCATTTATAAACACAGTTTCTTCAGGAGACATCTCTGAAGTAAACCTAGACAAAACAACTATTTTTCCCCTCTGTCATATCTCCATTGACAATGTAGAGCTGAGTCCTAGACTAAGCAACTTAAGGGTAAGTATGATTTTAATGGACATTGTAGACATCTCTAAGGAAAGCAATACAGATGCTATCCGAGGAAACAACAATGAAATGGATGTCCTTAATACTCAGCTTGCAGTTGCTAGCAGAATACAGTCTCTTCTCGAAAGGACTTCAACTCACAAAGATTCTTACCAGTTGGAGGGGACTTTTAGTTGTGCTCCATTCTCTGAAAGGTTTGAATCTAACCTAGCAGGATGGAATGTAGAATTTAATGTGTCAGTACAAAACCCGATGACTAGTTGCTAATGGCAGAATTTACCTCCTTTTTAAATAAAACAAGATTTGCTCTACAGGCTTTTGCTGAAGATGTAAAAGACAGGGCTAGGAAAAATCTTATAAACCCTAAAAACAATCGAGGGAAAAAAGGAGTCAAAGGAAAGCTGTACAATGCGATTGACTATAAGCTTTCCGATAACGGCATGAAGGTTAGCTTTCCATTTTGGAAAGATCTTAAATACGCAAAGTATGTAGAGTATGGAGTCAAAGGAGTTGGGTTTGAACAGGAAAGCAAAGTAAGAAATCGAAAAGAAGAGAAAAGCTTAAGAGGCTACTCTTTTTCTAAAGGAAAAAAATCTCTTCCGATAAACATATTTGACAAATGGGTCATTACTAGAAAACTAGCTCCAAGAGATGCACAGGGAAAGTTTATAAGCAGAAGAAGCCTCAAGTTTGCTCTTGCTAAAAATGTCTATAGAAGAGGGATAAGAGCAAAGCAATACATGGAGCCTACTTTCAGAAGTGCTTTTAAAAAATTACCTCCTCAACTAGAAGATGCCTTTGCTAAAGAT